CAGTGAACCCACAGCAGTACTTGTGACTACTAAGTTGCCGCCGACTATTGCAATATTAGCTGTTCCAGCTAAGTCTGCATTTACTTGGATCAACAAGTTGGTAAAGTTTTGTGCGTTTGCTCCGATCAGCGAAATCAAGCGTGGCACGCCGTTTACAACAATAGATGCTGTGTACACACTCGCATTGTTGTTGAGACCAGTTGGTAGCGTTGGTGTCGTCAAACCGGCAGTGAAATCAATTCCTTGAAAGCCAGCGGTTGTCAGTGCAGGAGTAGCTGAGTCATCATAGAAGTCAAACTCTGCGCGAGCAAATGTGTTCTCTGAGAATATAGGTTGCATCACTTGTTGAGTGAATGTCAATAATTCTGCATTGCTGACAGTGTCGCGGAATCCAACATCACCAACATTGTAGCCATTCTGCATGTTATAAGATGCAAGGTACGCGTCTGATAGGGCAGTCAATTCAGCAGCGGCAGTTGCTACTTTCAGAGCCCAGCGTGAGCTGATTACAGTGTAGTTGTCTTGGAGATTGACGTTTGCACGAATTACGTACGCAAGGTCACCAATTCCTAGGTAACGATTAAGGGTATACAGACCATACTCATTCAATGCAGAGCCGTGCAGTGGGCTACCGTTTGCAGCTTTCAAGAATGATGGTATTCCGTATACTTGCAGCGATTGAGTGAGAGAGGTAATTGTACGGACGACATTAGATTCGACTGTACCGAGGGCTGTGTTGATGCCGTCAGATTGCAATTTATCTTCTTGAGTAGCGATAAAGAACAATGGGACCGTATCTGCTACGGCAGGGATGTACATCGACTCATCTGTCAGAGTCGTGATTACACCAGGGGATACCAAAGATGCCATGTTAAAATTCCTTTATAGTTTGGGCGGTATTATTTATATACCCTCATGATTTTTGTATAGACTATCGCATAAATAGTGGCGTCTAATTAGTGCGTGCAGGACGATGTGTGATGTCACTCGATAGAGATCAATTACTAAACTTATTATTGGCGGAGCAAATTCTAATCAGAAAGCGGGGAAGTGCCGTTGTCATCAACCCACACTGGGATACAAAAGTTGTCCACGTTCCAAAATTATTCTATATGCTGCGGGAATTATATCCATGGACAGAGGAATCAATCAGAGAGCGAGTCCATTGTTTGGTGCATGATGTATCCGAACCACCAGGATGCAGTGGTTGCGGCAAGTTTGTTACGTTCAATAGTTACCGCAATTCATACAATAAGTATTGTGGTCGAGTGTGCCCAGGCACAATAAATAGTACCAACACAACTAATTAACGACCATGGTTTCACTGTTCACACACGCACTTTTTGAAGGTAGTAATGCAAATGCAGAAGAGGTAGCTGCCTTTAATAAGTTTATAGCAAAGGGATTCAAGTCATTTGCTGAACCAGCTGGTTCAGCGGTTGCTTTTCCAGACTTTGGATTGAGTATTGAAATCGACGGTAAACGGGTCGATTTACACATCGAGTATAAGATGAATCGATCTGCTCAGATGGGTTCTATGCGCGATTGGATATTCGATGGGTCTAAGTTTACTTCACCAGCTGAAAATTCTAACGAGAAACAAGAGTTGTTGGCGCTGATGAATGAGAGCGAAGTTTGTATCAATAACGGCAAGCGTTTGTTAGTTGATCTTAAAAAATATGTCGGTCCAGAGGTAGATAAGATTAGCTCTGGGTCTCTGAATTTTATTAAAGACAACGCCGAACGAAAAATTAAGCTGCGGGAATTTGCAGCTGGAACAGATAACTTCCAACTTGCGAATATAGAATCTAGTACACTCGGTGATCAAATTTTGACTCACTACAAACACAAATTTAAACCAAGAGCTGGTGCAGACTATTCAATATTGGTTATGATGATGGGCAGTGAGATGTGGGTTATTCAATCAGACAAAAAAGTTCCATCTGCACTCCAGCGGCTAATTAGCGAATCGCTAGGAGTCGATGATGTTCCTGTACTCAAAGATATCAGTGCCAAGTTGGAAGTGCGTATTCAACCACGAGGGTTGAATAGCGACGGTCGTGGGTCAATTGACGTTATGGCTTCACTACGATTGCAAGGCAAGAGTGCGGGTGCCGGCGCGAAGATTCACTGAATTTAGGTTAGCGGTTAAGCACATCAGAAATATTTCGTTGGCACTGAGCTAATATCTTCGATACTTCTGTTGTTTTTTGCAGCAGTTGCTCCAAGTGACGCGCACGAGCGGTATCATCTGATGTGCTAGTAGCGCTTCTACTGAGTCGATTTGTTTTTAATGTGATCTGTTCGAGTGACGTTGCTATATTTGCCAATTGTTCCTCGAGCCTAGCTTTCGTCCAATCCACATCGACTGCTTCATTGATGAGGGTGATGAGGGTGATGCCAGCTAATTCCGCTAAGCGTTGTTGGGTATTCATATATTTTACCTTGTTGAAATTGATGCTGTAATTTCATCCAGCGTTTGATTTGCCTGAGCCATTGTGTGACTCACTTCTGCTAGTAATTCTTTGGTTGCTGCACGAGAGTTGACTACTTCCATCAATGATCTTGTGATCTCTGAGAGTCGACGTTGGATATTATCTTGTTGTGAGGTAGTCATATATTCTAATGATTATGATGTCATGTCTTCAATCAATCGGGCAGCCATATCTTCTATTTCATTGATGTGTTGCATGAGTTCTTGTTGGTTCATGGTAATCATAACATTTCTCCGTATGGTTATTTACACACTCAGTGACTAGAAAGTAGTCTCATCACTAGCTGGAGGTGCCGAAAAATAGTCATCAGCATCTATTGCTTTGATGTACCCCAGCGGTTTACCGTCAAGGAAGTCTATTATGTGTTGAGAATCAGCAGTGCGGTCGAGATACTCCGCATCCTCACGACCAAGGGCATCCAACCGAATGAATATCTTCTTGATAAAATCGTCTTTGTTTTTGGCTGGTGGAGTTATCCAAATAGGAAACTCAAAACTCAGTTTGATCACAATACTTCTTTCATCACCGCCCGCCGGTACCACCTCGTCCAAGCTTATGTCCGTCAGTTCGACGAATGTTAGCTTAGTCCAATCAAATGGATTGTCTGACGTCTGGATTGTTAGTGATGGATCGAATATCATCAAAATCTGTTCGAGTAGTTGCATCTGTTGATGTTGATTGCTTACCCAACAGTGAACTTCTGTTGTAATTTTGTAGGGCACTGGCATATAGCGGTGTATGACTTTTACATCATCAGGCAGCATACCACCACTTGGTAGATACGAGAATCGATCCTCTTGCCCTATTCCCTTATTCATCTCCGGTGCCTGGGATATCCCAGTCATGTGAGTTGACATCACCGGCAATCTCATAGGTTTATTTTGGGTGTTCTCACCAAGAATGCTAGCTACTACTTTATCATAGCTGCCATACATGATGGGAACGGATACAAACTTATCGTCATTAGTCCCTACTTTAATTTTAAAGCCTGTGAATATATTAGCAAATTGAATCAGGTATCGTTCAATTTGATGGCTATAGAAGTATGGTTGGGATTGCATTATAGTTGGTCCTTAATTTGCTGCCAGATATCATATCGGACGTATACAGCACGACCAGAGAACCATACCTCATGAGAATGTAGGTGGAATACTTCTGAAGTGTATTCGAACGTTGGCATTGTTGCAGGTGTGACTAACTGAAAGTTATTGAATTCTGGCGCCATGTACTTCTCCAGGAAGTCTCTCAGTGATCCTGACATCGGGACATTTGGGTAGAATTTACGAATTGATTGGTCCAACTGAGTAGTCACATTCCCAGTACCAGCGGGGTCTATCGTATCAAATAGGTCGATCAAATTATGAGCCAGATCTCCATCGACATTCTGGCCAGCAGATCGAATGAGTGGTTTAAAGCTACCCCACAAATCATATGAGGGACATATACCAATTTTTGTACCATTCTCAGGAAATACGACATACGTGTCTCCATACTCATTAGATTCACCAGTATCGGCGGTTGTGCAGATTGTACTACGATCCCGAGGTGGGTAATTTTTCCAACTATCTAATCCACCAGCTGATAGTAACTTAGTGTAATGATTAGGATTGTCCAGAGACCGGCGTTCGATCCGAGATGAGTCACTTGCAAAATACTCAGTTGTTACTTTCCGCAATCCTCTAAACAATGGAGAATTGTGAATAGAGTCGGAACACCGTTGCTTGATTAACTCAAGTGCATGATCAGCTTCAATTGATACTGTAAATTGAGATGCTGTATCGGGGTCGATGATTGTAGGATTAGACGCGCGGCGGCCGTTAGAAGAATCTGGGGCCGTGAATACAGCGGCTTCGGCTAGTATTGTCGCTAATTTCATTTGATGTCCTGTAGAGCAATGCGTTGATCATCGACATAATATGTTTTAAGATTGGTCTTATTCACCTGGTGAGCAGCACGCTCATCTGATTCCATGTATATCCAACGATTTTTCTTCGCACTATATCTATATAGCTTTGGTGGAATTTTATCATTACTTACCGAATCATAGGTTACCCGGTGATATGCACCATTGACAGCAAATTGAGGAAAGCCCTGAGCCGTATCTCCAACCGTAAACATTTCAGCTGGAGTTCCAGCTGGAGGCATCGCATCTTTATAAATGCCGTGCGCATTTCGATTTTCAAAGCTATTGGTTAACTTTGTTATATTAATATTGTTCTCTATAGCGGAGTCAACGTGTTCCTTCGGAAGCTCAGATTCCTCTGCTATTATTTTATTATCTTGCCCCAATAATGGAGTCATAGTATCAGCTGCAATCTGGATGCGTTCATTAGCTTCGAGTGCAAAAGTAGAGAATAGTGTGTCACTACTTTGGTTAAATCCTGTGCCACCAATTTTATCAAGATCTCCCTCGAGTGATCCAATCAGGTCGAGTGTCTCTTGTCTAGCGAGCATTGGACGAGCGACGATCTTCTGGAACATTGGCACCCACCCAGGTGTGTAACCTGACGTTGACCACTTGACGTCGGACACTTCGACGTATTTGCGAATGATCTTCATGTCAGCAGAAAACTGAATCTCACTTGGGATCTCAAGCACATCACCAATCACAAAACCTCGACCCAACTGTTTGACTGTCTCAGCGAAGTTTGATGTAAATGTGAATACAGCCGAAGGTAGGTCAATTCCAAATCGCGATAACTCGGTGTTAATGTCAACTAGATCGTAGTGAATTTTCAACTTGATTGGATTTGTACAATATGCCCTATCTCGATTTTCTTGGAATAGTGGCGAGTCTTGAATGTTTCGAAGGTCTGTTTGTATGAATTCAAACAGTTCGAGAGTTCCAACTCTCCATCTGGTAACTCCCGTAACATCGACAGGAGATAATCGCCACATTCTAGCTGGAACACTTGATTTAATTGATATAACATTACGATCAGAGTTTTGTGGAAGTGTTATGATGTCAACTCCACGCCACACAATCCCATCATCACTACGTTCAATGCGAACTCGCTTGACCCAGTTATCTGCTGTACCTTCTTGCTTGATAGCAATTGTTGTGATGTGTTTGCGGACTTCTGCAGTCGCCTCATTTGAGTAATATTGTAGTTGGGAGTTTTCTCGCTTTAATAGCCCAAAGTCATACCCTATCCACGACTGGAGTATGTCACCACCGCACAAATCCGATTGCCATCCAGCAGCATATTCATCAAAGGCATTTGCGGCTGGGTAATTTGGTAAGCTATCGCTAGCAATAGCTGTACCAGTTCCTGCAACATCAACCAATGTTCCTTGTTGATGTACTCCCAACATCTTGAATACACAGACATCCGCTCCACCAATATTCAAATTTTCATTTACTATAGAGTTGATGTAGCAATTATCTGCCGTTTGCGATTGAAGTTGTAGTGGAGAACACAAGCTAGAATCTATCGTATCGGGGCACGTCAACTGCCCACCGGCAGTTATCAATATGCACCCACCGGCGGTTGTGTCAGCTTGCGCTTCTGCTAGATGTGGAAGTGCAGCGCAGGAACCATCCGACGGTGTGCATGTGTTGCGTGGGATGAAGTTGCTCTCCGATGAGGTGTGGTTGGTGATAGTCTGCGTGTACGCAGTGGTCTTCTCAACAGAGGGGTCTAAAAATATACTCATGATCGCTTATCCCTTTGTTATACTTGCGCCGATACCCCAAGTCTCAATATCAGACGCAACAAAGTCTTCCAATTCTTGGATGAGCGCTGTTTGCATTGCTACTGCCTCTGATTTCAAGGATTCGGCGTTGAGTGTAATACTACCACCAGCGCCGGCCAATGAACTAAACTTACCACGCATATTGCCCAACATTATCATCGCCTCACTCAGCGCCCAGTCCTCAATCCAATTTTTAGTCATGCGATCTGTAAGGAGGTCTTGTTCTGTCCGTTCGATAACTGCATCTATCAGGATCCGCTCAGCGTACCCTATTGACCGCATAATTGATAGAGACCGGCTGCGTTCCGTCCATTGGAATTGAAATTCACGCACGAATAGTTTATTAACTAGTGACTGGTAAGCAGACATCAGGTGGTACGAGAGCAAGTCAAATGTTCCTGCTGAATACAAAGACTGAATCATTTGTTGTCCATACAAATCACCACCCTCTTCTGTCGGAGAAGATACTGCTGCAAGGCTCCCACGTGTTCGATATATGTTGAGGACATCAACAATTGTGTTGAAGCCAACGGCCCGGCTTGTTAGGATGTATTTTTGTTGTCCTGCTTTGAGGTCAAGAAAAAAGTACGCACGTGCGTTACCTGCACCAGAGTCGCGTCGAATATAGTCCAATCCCTTTTGTACAGCAAGGTCCATCTGATCTCGCGACAGCTCTACATTCGTGATTGGAGCGCCAAGTCTTGTGTATAAATTATGGATTACCTTACGGCGCTCGTCGGCACTACCGTCCGTACCAACGCCGATCTCTTCTGTAAGTGGGCGACCACTATACCCATCAAGCCCCAAAATAGGTGTACCTGTTGTAAATCCTAGATCAGTGAATAGCAGTGAAGAACTGATGAATTCTACCATCGAAGGCTCGCCACACAGTGTCGATACGACGTTGATATTGTTGATGTCATTCCAAGCTGCGATGAACGGTGGAGTAACCGCCTGCCACTCCGTACCGGACCAGATCGTCAGTGCTCCTGTTGTGGTGTTTAGCCACCGAGTTCCTACTGGCAGATTAACAGGAGTTATCGAGAACGGAATAGCTACCCAGTTAGATGTGGCGTCCCACTGCCAGAGTGTGACTCCGTCATACCAGGTAGATCCTAATAGTGGGGTAGTCGGATCAACAATTGCTGTGGTAGGGAATACAGCAGTCCACACCGCGCCGTTACGGCGATACCATAACCGAGTAGTAGTGTTGAACCAGTATCCTGACGTTAGAGTGCTTGGGCGAATTAAACTTTGGATAACACTTACCCCCACCCAACTACATGATGGAGTTGACCCAACCAAAGTGAACCATAGTCCGAGTGTCGAGTTGTACCAGAGTGCTCCTTGCTGCAATTCAGGTCGTGCTGCAGGATCTTGTAGTTGATTGAATAAACCAGCAGTGAATTCAACCCAAGCCCCACCGTCCCATTCATATATTCTTGTGGTAGCAGAATTGTACCAAATCTCACCAACAGTAGGAGTTGTTGGGCTCTTGTGATACACCAGTGCTGCTAGGATTGCCCAAGTTGATGTGAGTACGTTATATTGCTGTACCACTCGCGTGAGTGGATTTACCCAATATTGATCAGGGGTTGGATTTACTGGAGCAGTCACACTGATGGTTGCTCCCACATTAACCCAAGATAGGCCGTTCCAACTCGAGGTAACCATCGTCATCGGATCGTACCACAATGTTCCGGCGTTCAGTGCCAATGGATCTAGAGGGGATGTTAGTACGTTGGTAGTAACCCAACTGTGTGAAATATCATTCCACCTCTGGAACAACCCAGTGGTCGGTTGACGCCAGATGTTAGTACAAGTCAAATTTGGTACACTTGCTGGATCTACCGCGCTTATATACGAAGTTACATCCTTCCACACGACTCCATCGAATATGCGAGCTGTGGTACCATCAAACCAATATTCATCACACTGCGCGATAGTAGGATCACTAGCATATGAGATTACAGGATTGGTAGGAGGTGGTAATATCCATGAGCTACCAGACCACTCTTTCAGTTGATTGGTGTTTAGGTCAAACCAAAGGTCGCCGGTGCCGGGTGTAGTAGGATCGCTACTGGAACTTACA